CTATGCTTCCGGGGCTTCGTTGCCCCAGGCGTCCCAGCCGTCAGCCCTCTGGCGGGTGAACATTTCCAGCCTGGGCACGTCGCCCAGCAGTTCCACGATCCGCTTGCGGGTTTCGTCCGGCTTCTTGCTGTGTCCCTCGAACGGTGCTTCTATAATCTGGTGGACATTGTGGGCGCGGATCTGTGTCTTTGCCTTAAAGCCCGGCGTGACGCCCAGCAGACAAACCTCCGCGTTTGCGCGGGTGTAGGCACCCAACCCCATGAAATTGCCGCCCTGCTTGCGGTTCTTTTTGACCCACACGAAAGCCGCGGTTTTGTATGTAAAGCCCCACGCCTCCATGACCTTTATGGCCTCCGTGATATTGGGGAACGTTGCCCACATAAAGCAGGCTGCCCCCCCCTCGGACAATTTCGCGGACCGGCAGGGCGCATATTTCCGCGGTGGTCATGGTTGGGTAATGCTGTTTTGCAATCCCGTGGGAACTTTTCGTGTTCCCTCCCTGGGAATATGCCCACGGCGGATCCGCATAGATCACGCTGTACTGTTTGGCGGGGAGGGGGATATGGTCAGGCATGGCCGTTCACCTCCCGCTTTCCGCTGGCGGCTTGATCTGCCACGAAATAAAGGGCCTCCACGTTTGAAAATGTCGTGGCCCGTGCCAGCCCCTCCGCCTCCGCAATCATCAGATCCGCGTCAAGCCCTAATATTCCAGCCGCAGCCCTGACGGCCTTTTCCGCCTCCAGGTATTCGTTGATTGCGGCCAGCTGCGGGGAGGTGTAGGCCGTCACCAGGGCCGCGGTCATGTCGTTACGCTCTGCCATGTGCCTGCCGCCTCCTCTCCATGGCGGTGGTGACTTCCTCCACCATGCCGCGCTCCCGCAGTCCCTCAATGGAAAGGCGGTGCGCCTCATGGTACAGCTGCCCGCCCGCCGCGTCGTGCGTCGTGATCGTCAGGATCGGGTGCCCCAGGGAGGAGGAAAGAAACGCTTTCGTGTGGCCGTCGTCCGTCGTCCATTCCAGCCAGTAGTCCGGGCGGCCATTCGCTTTCTGGAAATCCACGCGGCGCATACCCGGCAGGGGCTTGTATGTCGCCACCAGATTGTAAAGGCTGGTTTTGTTGGCTTTCAGCCTCAACACGGGGCCACCTCCGTTCTGTACCACTCCAGGATCCGCTTGGCGTACTTCTTGCGGATCCGCTTCTTTTTGGTGTGGCGGTAGCGGTTATAAAGCGGGCGGTTGTCAACCGACGCCCAGCGCAGCGCCATTTCCATTTCCTGCTGTGCTGCCACCTCCGCCGCCACCCGCTGGATCCATCTGCAGAAACTGTTTACCGTGGTCAGAACGCCCGCCGTCATCTCGCGGATCGCCTTGGCCAGTTCCTCACAGTTTGCCTCGGCCTGCTCCATGTTTATGCCCATCTGTGGCACCAGCATAGTGTTTTCATTCATGCGGAAAACCCTCCCCATTCTCCCAGCCCAGCAGGATATGGTGGGCCAGGTCGTTCATGTCGCGCCGCGCTTCCTCCAGCGCCAGCAATTTGTGGTATGAGATCCCGACGCCCTCCAGCTTGTCCCGGAAAGCCTTGGCCACTTTGACCGCCGCCGCGATCTCCGCTCCGTCGTCCGCCACCTCCGCCGCGGAAATGGCTGTGCTTCTGTCGTCCATGGCGTTCTCCTCTGCGTCCGTATCAGGTGCCCGCCTGCTGGGGCTTGCCTCTGCGTCGGAGGTTAGCCTGGAAACGGCGTTGCGCCAGTTCCGGGTCATAGACGGGGCGCTGGTTCCGGTCCAGCTTTTCGCCGTCCTGGCCTCTCCGTAATTCTGCGTAGATCGTTTTTCTGGATTTCCCCAGGTGCGTGGCGATCTCCGCCACACTCGCGTAATTGCGCCACGCCTTGGCGATATACTCCCGTTCGGCGGGGCTAATGTATTTTTCACTCATGGCTTTTTCACCTCCGATTCTTTGTTGCGGGCGGTGTTCACCGCCCGCAGTATGTCTTTAATGCCAAACTTGGTACAGAGATCCGTTACACATCAGCCAGGACATACCCGCGCAGTCAAAGCGGATCCAATTCCAGTCTGTGCTTTCGTAGTAGGCCACGCCCTGAACAACAATCCGCCCTGCCTCGAACCCCCATTCTCTATTGACTTCCAGTACAGCCTCTGCGGTGGTAATTTCGGTTTCGCAGTTGTTCACGCTCCACCTTGTTCTGTCAGTTTGGTATGCCTCCACGGCGTCCGGCCTGTCCAGACACCAGCCAAACACCGCATACCCTAAAACGCCGCTTGGCTCCAGCTTTTTTTCTGCCACCATGGCCGCCAGGGCATTGTATGTTTCGGCTGCATTTGCGTGTTTTCTACGCAGATTTGCCTCCGCCAGAAACTCCTCCTGTGTAATCATGATCCCGTGTCTTGATTTCCACACCCGATCATATCCGGCTTTCAGGCTCTCCTCGGTGGAAAACAGCCAACCACGATCCAGCACGAACTTTTCAAATTCCGTCAGTTTCCCAGTGTCTGCCGTGTCGCGGATCTGTTTACTTAACATTTCTCCATAATGCGGCATGGCTGGCTGCTCGTTTTTCTGTTCTTCTTCGCTTTCCTCGATCCAGATGTTTACGCTCTTACCGTCCGGCAGGTTCACCTCCAGGCGGTCCCCCATGTCGCTGATCCATGCGTTTATGCCGCCTGCGGTACTGCGGTATACTGGGTAACCCGCCCGGTTGCTGGCCTCACCATTCTTTTCATAATCGGTCGGAAAAATCTTGTTTACTTCGGCCCATGCGGCCTCTCTGTTCATAACTTTCATTGTTTATCTCCCGTTCTTTCGACAAAAAAATAAGAGTAACAAGGGGTTTTCCCTTTGTTACTCTTATTGATAGCATTTTCAAGCGCAGAAAAATTCTGAAAAAACGTTGACAAAACGGGACACTGATGCTATTATAACAGAGCTGACGATTTTTGCGGAGGGCGCATGCAGGTGTAGCACAATGGCTAGGGCACCAGCCTTCCAAGCTGGGGATGCGGGTTCGATTCCCGTCACCTGCTCCATTCAATTTGCGCCAGTAGCTCAGTTGGATAGAGCAACTGCCTTCTAAGCAGTAGGCCGGGGGTTCGAATCCCTCCTGGCGTACCATTTACAAGGCGCCCCTCAGCAAAGCAGCAAATATCGCACGGATACAGAATATGTGGTGGGTGTAGCTCAGTTGGTTAGAGCACCGGATTGTGGTTCCGGGTGTCGAGGGTTCGAGTCCCTTTACCCACCCCACAAAAAGAGAGGGATGGGATTTGGCCCCAGCCCTCTCTTCCCAATAGGGGTGTAGCCAAGCGGTAAGGCAAGGGACTTTGACTCCCTCATTCGCTGGTTCGAGTCCAGCCATCCCTGCCAGATTTTTACCGCTTCGGTGGTTTGGAATAGAATATGCTTCGTTAGCTCAGTTGGCAGAGCACCTGCCTTTTAAGCAGGGTGTCCGGGGTTCGAATCCCCGACGAGGCACCAAAGAAAAAGTACCGATATTGCTCGGAATTAAGGCAATATCGGTACTTATCTTATTTTTGCCGCATAAACCGCAAGACAAATTCTTGCAAACAATGACAATCAAAAACAAAAAAATGATTGCAGATTTGAGTGCAAAATTCTGCGTTAATTCTTGCCCTTGACAATGCCGCAGTAATAAGCCGACATCTTGGGCTTGGGGCCGGGGCCGTCCTCGTCGAGGAGGAAGGCGCGGGCGAGCTCCGCGAAGAACTCCGGCGTGGCGACGCCGAAGTGAGAGGCGACGCCGTAGTAGTCGGAGTACATCATGTTCACGGCGATCCACCAGCACCACGGCGAGACCTCGTCGCGGCTCACGCCGAGGCTCTCGGCGAGCGAGGTGGTCTGCTCCATGCTCCAGTGCGCGCCGGTGCTGCCGTCCGTGTTGCGCATGTGCTGCGTCCACTTCTCGGCCTGCTCGCGGGTGAACTCGCCGCAGGTGCCCGCCTCCGCCGCCTTGAGCATGGTCAGGCACTCCCACATCGCCATGATGCCCTGCGCGGAATTGGGCGAGGGCGGCGTCTGCGTCATGTAGGACTGGATGCTGCGCTCGAGCTTGGGAATATACGCTTTAAGCTGCTCATGCAGATTTTCCATCGTCAGCCTCCTCTCCGGCCGCGGACGCCTGCACGGCGTCCTTGACCTTTTTAAGCGCCGCGTCGCCGATCTGGTTGCCGATGCTGCGGCCCGTGGGTGTCGAGACCATCGCGCCGAGCAGCATACCGATCAAGAGCTGCATCATAGCGCACCTCTCAGATCCGCTGGACGCGCAGCGCCACATTTTCAACCGACGCGGCGGCGCCGGTGAGCACCAGCGTCAGAGCGGAGCCCGCCGCGCAGCAGACCTGCCGCACGAGAGCCGTGATGTTGAGGTCAAGCGCATCGTTTGCAGCGGCGGCGGTCGCTGAGGCGGTCGCGCCGGGGACAGCCACGCCGTCCTTAAAGAGCGTGACGGTGACGGTGCCGACCGCGGCGGGCGCAACGGTGAGCGAGGCGTCGACGTCGTAGTAGCCCGCGCCGGTGATGTTGACGGCATTGCCGTTAAGGCTGACATCGCAGCCGTAGCGGCGGATGAGGCTGCCGAGCGGGATGACGCCGCCGACCGCGACTGCGGAGGGCGTCTGCATGGCAGCATAGAGAGCGGATTTACAAGACATTTCGGTGTCTCCTTTCAAAATAAAATAGGCGGGGCATTTGCCCCGCCTGCTTCCCGGCCTGCAGGGCCTACCATATTCCCCGTGCGGGGCGGATGGTTTTAGAGGTTGGTGCTGCCGTTGCAGCCGCAGGTTGCAGGGATGATCTGCCCCGCGCCGGTGGCGGCCACGCCGTAGAGGTTCGGCTTCGTCAGCATACGACACTCGATCGCGTCGAGGCGGCGGTTGAAACCGCAGCAGCAATCGGAGATCTTCGCGGCCAGAGCGTCGGTCTGCTCCTTGGTAAAGATGCCGTTCTTGAGGCTCTGGTTCTCCATCTTAAGGTCAAAGATGGTCTCCTGCAGGCGCTGCTCGTAGATGTGGCTCGCCTGCGAGGTGATGGCCTCCGTGCTCGCGTTGATAGCCGCGCGGGTGTTGTTGCTCTGCTGCTCAATGAGATACTGCGTGCGCGCCGCGTCGACGATCCCCTGCTTTTCGACTTGGCAGTTGCTCACGCGGTTGCAGCCGCCCTCCTGCGCGGGATAGGGGTTTCCGTTGCGATTCCAGCCCCAGCCGCCGCCGAAGTTGCCGCCGAAGAGGGCGACGACCACGATGATGACGAAAAGGACTGCGATCCAGCTCATACCGGTGCTGCGTTCTTCCATGTGTTCGTGCTCCTTTCACAAAATATTTATTCCTACGGCTGCTTAAGCCGGGGGAATTTTGTGAACTGCCCCGCTTTGCCCTTCTGCGGGGCCTGTGAGGCGTTTTGCGCGCCGCCGAGTATTTTATTGGCGTCGGAGCGCAGAGCCTCCGGTGTCGTGCCGAGGAGGCCGCACAGGGCCTTTGCCTGCATTGTGCGCCCGTAGCGCGAATATAGGCTGTCGGCAATGCCTGGATCAATGCCGAGCCTGCGCGCCGTGCTCTGCACGCCCTCGAGCGTGTCAGCCGTCCCGCTGATCGCCTGCTCCGCTCTCGCCGCCGCGCCTTGCAGGTCTGCGGAGGGGAACATTTTCGACGCTGCCGCTAAGAGTTGCTTGAGGTCCATTTTCCTTCAGCTCCTTTACCTGATCGGTCAGATTTTTGATGACCGCAGCCATGTCGCTCATGGCCGACTGCATCTCGCCCATTAGCTCCTCCTGCGTTTTGGGCGGCGTGATGACGCCCAGCTCGACAAGCTTGTCGTAATACTCCTGCGTGGTGGCCTCCAGCTCGGCGTATGCCGAGGCGGTCTTGCCGATGAGCTGCTGACGGTTGCCAAAATAGTCAACCTGGAAAATATCACCGTTGTCGATCACACACATCATGCAGTTTCCGCCGCTGTATCCGGCGATTGCAAACTGGTCCATGCGCGCACCTCCTTTTGTTGCCCCTATCGTACCGCGATTTTGCCGCGGGAAATTGCCCGCAAAATGCCCGCGTTTTGCCCTCAAAAATTTCTTCAAAACTCTGTGATTTTTTCTTGACAATACGCTAATATTAGCGTATAATAAGCATGTAAACAAGAGAGGGGAACACCCCGGGAGGATACAAAAATGATGATGAACGCCGAAATGATCAATACTATCAAGAAGATTGCCGAAGAGATGGACCTTAGCTGGGACTACGAATTCGTTGGCGTGCGCGTCCAGGAGCAGGAGTTTGAACTTGGCACGATCGAGCACCTCTCCCACGTCTGGGACAACGGCGACGATACCGGCGTCGAGCTTGACGGCATCTGCGTCTGTAGCCTTGACCGCCTGGGCGCCAACAATTATTTTGGCAATCACGTCGCGATTATTTGCGGCAACGAGGCCGAGTACGGCGAGGACGACGGCGAGCTCATCATCCGTGACGCCGAGGTCGTAAAGGTCATTTGCTAAGAGGAGGAGATAAGATGCGGAGAAAGTACAGCGACTGCCAGCGGGCGGACGGCGACTGCACCGCCTGTTCTCTGGTCAACTACGGGCGGGACTGCCACAACCGCCCCATCACTAAGCTTGAGTGGTCCCGCCGCATGGCAGACATGACTCAGTCCGAGCTTGCCAAGAAGTCCGGCGTCAATATCCGCCAGATCCAGCGCGTGGAGCTGGGGGAGGCGGAGGCGGGCAACCTGACCGCCAAAAACCTGCTTGCCATCGCCGACGCGCTGGGCGTAGATGCAAAATTTTTGTTATAACGCGGCAAAGGAGACTGTGTATGCGGACTAAAAAATGTATCACCTGCGGCAAGATTTTTTCCACCGATCGCACAGAGCAGGCGAAGTGCGAGGACTGCCTTGCCGCATCCCGGTCGACCACCCTGCGCACGCGAACCTGCCACACCTGCGGGATCAACTTCCTCGGAGGTCCCAGAGCCAGTTACTGCCCAACCTGCCGGGCAGAGCGGGAGAAGGTCAGGAAACAAAAGTACCGGGCCACCGGTTTTTCCCGGCATCTGGGAGATATTGATAACTGCGTGATCTGCGGTGGAGAGTATGTCGTCCAATCTGGATTGCAAAAGTATTGTCCAAAATGCGCCCCGGATGCCGTCCGTGAAATCGACCGCGCGCAGTCAAAAAGCTGGAACGCCGTACACGATTACTACATAAAACGCCACGAAAAATCCCGCAGCGGCGTTAAGGTCTGTGTCGTCTGTGGCCGGGAGATAGTCCCCGGCACCCCCACCGTTACCTGCTCCCCTGAGTGCGCCGCAGCACACCGAAAAGAGGTCCAGCATCGCGCGGACGCCAAGCGCCGGAGCGAGACGAAATCAAAGTAAAGCGAAGTCAAAAAAGAGAGCACCGACTGATCAGTCGGTGCTCTCTTTCTGCCCGTCGGCAAGCTTGCAGTAAGCCCGGCGGCGCAGCTTGGCAAGGCCGTCCACGCTCATGTGGAGCTGCGCCGCAACCTGCACGAGAGAGCGCCCTCGCACGTCGCACTCGATGAGGCATGCCATCTCATCGGGCGGCAGGTCATAGGCTTGGATGTATGCTATAGCCCTGCGCGGGGCCATAGAGGATAATTGCGCGCGGATACGCTTGTGCTGCTTGTCCATGCTGTGCGCCGGGGCTTGCAGAGCGCTCACGCGAGGGGAGACGTTGCAGGTCTCCCGCCCGTTTCCCTTTCCGTGCCCAAATCGGACACCGTTATTTTGCCGCTCTTTGGATCATTGTCACGACTTCCTGCCGCGTGATCAGTCTCTGCGGGGCGCTGCCGTCCGTGATGCCCGCCGCCTTTGCCGTCGCCCAGTCTTTGGCCGCCCACGAAGAGACGGGCTTGGTGCCGAGCTGCGCAAGGTAAGCGTCCATCATCTTGTTAAACGTTGCCTGATCCATGTACTCCTCCATTTCCGGCGGATACTTCCCCGCCAAAATCATGCTCCCTGTGTATCGCATATGGCCGTCCCACTGGAAATGCGGCTTGTCGGGAAATTTCTTCCAGTCGCCGCCCCACGAAAAGCCAACCTGCTTGCCGATCTGCCCGCAGCGGGCGAAGAACGACGGATCGTCGTACTCATGCCCCTTGACGTTTTTGCAGATGTCGAACGCAAGCCCCGCCTTGACGCCGTGGAACGTCGGGCGCGTCGCGGTCTTTGCCGCGTAGCCGTTCGCGGCAAGATAACGCTGGTACTCGTCATCCCTGACCGTCTCCGTCACCAGAACCGGAAGCCCCGCCTCCTTGCAGAGGGTGAGGAAGATGACGCAGTTCGCGCGCACGTCCGCCCGCAGGTCGGCAATGTCCCTACTGTGATACATTGCCGTCACCCTTGCCGTCGATCACGTCCTGTGCCTTCTGCGACTGCGTGCCAAAGTAGAACGCGATGATGACCGCATAGATCGTCATGAAGTCCTGCGAAATGTTGCCCGTGACGGCCATGTAAGCAAATACGCCCGTCAGCACCAGCGTCACGATGCTTTTGACGCTCATCAGGTTTGCGATACGTTTGATAATTCTTTCGTTCATGTTATTCGTCCTTTCCCTTGATTTTAATTCCCGCCAGTAAGCCGAGTTCTGCCGTCCACGCGGCGAACCACGCGACGGTCAGGCTGTCCGGCACTACCTTGTCATGCGCGGTCAATACGAGCACCGCAATGCAGTACCAGCAGAGGTTGAGCACTGCCGCGATGACGTACTTGTCCCGCTTTCTCAGCTTCTTCATAAGGCAACCCCCGCCAGCAGCCACGCGATAAACGCGCCCGCCAGCGCCGCGAGAGCCTTGTCGACCAGCCCGTCCCAGCGTTTCCCAGCCTTGCCCGTGATGGCTTTCACGTCCTCTTTGATCTCCTTGACGTCGCCCTCAACGGTCTCCTGCTTGGTCGCCAGCACCTCGACCGACGTTGCTAGCCTGTCAAGTGCCGTTTGATGCTCCTGCAGCTCGTTGATGCGGTGCGTATTGCTCTTGCATCGACTTTCGATCGCCGCGATTGTCGCGTCATCGTAGTGCTTTGCATTATCCATATCCCGCTCCCTTTCTCCTTTACTCTTCGATCTCCACCCCATACCGCTCAAACATTGCGCGGATGGTGGGATTGCGCAGTAGCTTTTTGCGCTGGCCTTGGTTGAGGTCGTTGTAGACCGCTTGCAGTGCGGCCTTAACCTCCTTGTTATAAGCGACGACGCGCTCTCGCAGCTCGCTCATGCCGTTACCCCGCTTAACAGTGCTTCCATTGCCTCGCGCAACTCGGCGTTGTCTTTTTCCAGCGCGGCGATACGCTCTTCGGGCGTAGGCTCGGGCGCGGGCATTTCGGTTGCCAGCTTTTCAAGCTTCGCGACTTCTTCGGCGGTCATATCGCGGATTGTGCCATTTTCGTAGATTCTCATGCTTCCCACCCTTTCGACAGTACGAGGCAGCGTACCTTTGTTCCAACGGGCAAATGATCTCCTGCTATGTGTACATGCAACGTAACGCCGTTAAAAACATCATTGTAGCTTCCGTCAAACACGTTCGCAGCATTAGCGCCAGAAATGAATATCGCGCGATTGGAGCCGGCGTACAAATAATTAGAAACTCGTTTGATGGTTTTCCAAGTGGCAACGTTTTGTATAATGCACAACCCACTGGAGAGATCATCGGTGGACATCGGATACACCCAAATGTTCCCATTGTCCGATGTTTGCGTACTATCTGCCGGGATCATAAAACACAAAACCATGGCAAGTGCATGATACCCAGAAATTGGCCTGCCGTTTTTGTCAGTAGATATCCTCAAACTGTTCACAACTTCCGCAGTTTCCATGTCGATAACTTCGTACCACTCTACGCCGTCTCCCGGAGCATCCACCGCCTCCCACGCAGTCGGCACGCCGGATGCGTCAACAGCTTTGACTTTGACAGTCTGACCCACAGTTGCGGCAGTGATGCCAAGGGAGATATCGGTCCCGCCGGACGGGATATCTTTCACCGCCTTAGCCATTCCCGCCGGGAAGCTCAAGGGAGCAGTTGTCCCGCCCTTCTCGCGGATGGCATCGGCAACTGCCGTAATGCTTTCGCCCTGTACCAGATATTCAGCCATTTAGAACGTCCCTCCTTCCGCCGCGGGCACGGTTTCCTCTGTCCATTTCCCCTCCCGAACGCGGAGAAAAGCCCCCTCTACCGTCGGCTTTGGCAAACCGGCCTCCTGCCCTACATATCTGCGCAAAGTGTCACCGGTAACCTTTTTTGCTGTCGCATTTTGTTGCACCACAAAGAGATCATCCGCCGTTACAGCTTCCGCCGCAACCAGATCGTCAATGGTTTGGTCTATGATGGCTTTTTCCATAAAGCCCTCCTTTGTCATAAAATGTTGATCATATGGTACACGTCCACCGCACCGTAGACCACGGCAGCAACGTATAGCGCGTACCGCGCCGCCCTCTCCCTCCGGGTAGAGAGCCACCACAGCAGCCCCCACACGATGACGACCTTGTAGCCCACCATCACTGTGATCTCCTGCATCAGGGGGTTTAGCTCCACCGCTCCATGACGCAGCGCCCACAGCGTGCAGAATAGGTCAAGTAGATTAAGAATATATGCTATCATAAGGTTGACTTGTATTACGTCCTTATAAAGTAGTAGTAATCTATTCCGATGTAGGGCACATTACCAATGTACACCACTTGCGTTCCAGCATAATAGCTTTTAAGTTTATCAACCGTTCCTGGGTATATAACATATAGTGGAGAACTCCCTTTTACGTTGTAAGAAACAACTTCACCATAGGAATTTGTAAACGTCAGTGGTATAGCAACGGATTTTCCCTTTGCTTCTTGTACTGGGCCTGTATCTTCACCAGATATATGGAAGGTATACTGAGTTTGGCTGTCTGGGTCAATTAACAAGGAAAGTTTAAGGTCAGTTCTGCTGGTTGCAAATTGAGGAATATTGCCAAGTTTAGAATCAAATGAAGGTGAATATTTGAACCAGAAAAGTTCTTTTGTAGTACCATCAGACAGCTTGAACTCTACAGGTATAATGGATAATACATTTCCTCCAAGAGTACCTGACATGGACAGCGCAGTCATACTGAAGCTCAGAATGCCCTCATCAGAATACATAAATGAAACTACACTTTTAGATGTAAGAGCATAACAAATGTTTGAGGCAGTTAAAGAGCCAACATGAACATACAAATAATTAGAACTATTGTATACATCAAACAAAAGTCCCTTGTAGTTCAGTGTGACTTTATACTCTTTGCTCGTGCTGGTTGTTACCGTTTGTATAGACAACCCGGGTATATTGTTCACTAATGCATTTATCAGGTTTTTTAGACCATACCCATAGTAATTGGCGCTTGGCGGATTTGTTGTAGTGTTTGTAATAGAGTTGTCTACATACACTACCCCTCTTGTAAAGTTCATGTTAATCCTCCCCAGTTAGTTTAATAGGCCCAATAAGCAGATTGCCATAGTTAAATTCTTCAATCTTTATCGTTGAAGCATACCCAGAAAGCTGCATTGTTGCCGACCCATATGCCCCTCCGCTGAATCCCTCGCTGCCAGCGGCCCAGCCCTTGAGCGTCCTGCCGACCGAGATTCCCGCAAGAAAGCTGTTTTTATCGTAGTTCACGCGCCATCCCTCCTCACCAGCGGATCAGCGTCGCGTGCCCGCTGTTGTCCGTGATTTTGATCGGGCGGCGCTGCTGGTCAAAGGCCACCGTGTAGCGGTACGGCGTCTTTTCTCCGTCCACCAGCTCGGCAAAATTCCCCTTGTCCCACTCCGAGAAGTCCAACGCCGTGCTCTTGCGCAGCCCCATCAGATCCATATACCCATCGTCCCGCGCGGCGAGGCCGAGCAGCTTGCCCAGGCTCGTCTCATACGTCAGCTCCAGCGAGTTCTGCCGCTTGACGAGGTAGCCGCGCTGCTTGCCGTTGGTGTCGCCCGCGCCGAAGACGTCCACAGGGTAGTAGTATTGGCCGTCCGAAGTGAAGGAGATCGCGCGCTTGACCTGCTCCTCGTACTGGTAGACCATCACCGGCCAGCTCGTCTGCTTGGTGGTGGTAAAAATGCGCTCGCCGTTTGCGTAGGGGTAGCCGTCCGAGCCGATTGACGCGCCCGCGGGGTCTGCCTCCCAATAGATCAGTTCCCCGTTGGGGTTTTTTGCCTGCTCCGTCGTGCTTTTGGCGATGCCCGCCACGAACTCAAGGCTCTGTCCCTCCACGCGAATAAAATTGTCGTCCGAGGTGTCGCCCGCAAGGTACTTGACCACCCGGCGCGAGGTCGACAGCCGGTTGACGCTTAAGTCCGCGATCTCGCCGAGCGCTGCATACAGCGCATCCGCCGAAAGCTGACCGGACACATCCACGTTGCCGTCGAGCTTGATGTACCCCGTGTAGTTGTTGGGGCCGACTTTAAGTGTGATCGTCGCGGTCGTCTGGCCATCCGGGCTGGACGCTGACGTGACGGATAGCCTGATTCCATCGACCGTTTGATTGATGTCCGAGACCCGCCCGTCGATGCCCTCCACCTTGAGGTTGATCTCCTCGCTGGTCTTGGTGATGAGCGAGCGCGTCTTGGCCATGTTGCGCTCGATCTGCCGCTGCGTCGGCGATTTGTACGGGTACTCATCGTCCAGCTCGTCCGCGTCCGGCGCGGAGATGTCCGGCGCGAGCAGCGGATCAAACGTCATGTCCAGCGCGACGAGCGGCACATACAGCCCGTCTACCGTCACCGCGTCGCCCAGCTCCGCCGCAGGGTCAAGCAGCGCTTTGCTGCCCTCGTATCCAACGTGCTTGTAGCCGGAGACTTTGGCGAGGATCGCCGCCGCCATTGCATTCGTTCCGTCCGGCTGCAAGGCCGTCAGCGTCCGTCCGGTGTCCGATCCGGACACACCGACCACATCGCCGGTATCGTTCAGCAGCTCCACCTTGGAGATAGGCTGCGACGCGATGCCGGGGGAAAACTTCGCCAGCCGCCGCCCTAAATAGGTTTTGTCCATGTTGCCCTCCCTACACAAGGATGCGCACGCCGCCAAAGGTGATGGCGCTGCCGGTTTCCGTAATGAGATAGTGGGTCTCAGCGGGCATGGAGTTTAAGCCCACCAGCAGCAGCTTGCCCTCGTCCGTGATGGTCCAGTTGCCCGCGTTGGCGACCGCGATACGCCCAAGCGCCTCGCGCATCGTCATATCTCCCTTGTCGTCCACGGGATACTGCATGGGGAACGCCGCATCCAATACCGTGCGGCTGTCCACAGCCACGCCCATGCGCGCCGCGATGTCGGCCACCGCCGTCGCCGCCGGCATCGGCCAAGTCTTGGCGTCATAGCTGCTGTCGAGCCACGTCTCCTCGGCTTTGAGCATCGCATCATACCCGTGCACACTCAAAACGCCCGTGATCCGGTCAGTCTTGCGCGTAGAGAAGAAAAACACGCCCTTGGGGACCCACTCGCTCGCCTGCTCGCCCAGCCGCAGCCGCATGTAGACCTCAATTTTTGCCTGCCGTGGGATCGTCCCCTGCGGATAGATCTCAAACTCGATCTGCCGTGCACAGCAGTTGCCGATGCCAAAGGTGGAGTACAGCCCTCCATAGACCATGAGCGACTTGCGCACGATCTGATCTTCGCCGTACTCTACCCCTGCTATCTTGAGTTTTGCTTCCACGGCGTGTGCCGGATCGGCAAGCATCTGCTGCCAAAGATCACTCACTGTATGCATGGTGTCACCTCTGCGTAAAGCGCAGCGTCTGCCCGCTCCAGAATCGTCCGCTCACATCCCGGAGGAGGAAACCAAGCTGCAAATCGTCAATTGTCATATTCTGTGTAACGGGCTCACTGCCAAACCACGGATTGTTGTAGGTGATATTGAGCGTACCGGCAGACAGGTCTTCGGCAAGCTGCACAGCCTCGGCGTCTGAAATGTCATTGAGCTGCGCGATGCAATATCCGCGCCGGCGGACGACTGTGCTGTGCCGCACACGGTCCATTGTCTCGATCTCGTCGCTGTACACAGGCGTCGCGCCCGCGAAAAACTCATACTGGTTGAAGCAATCGGACCGGTCCTTGCCGTTGATTTTAAAAACGATATCTCTCATTGCCTTGCCCTCTGTGCCTGCATCTGGTATTTTGTCACGCTGCGGCCGACCTCTTTTCCATCCAGCACGACGGTTGATTTCAAGTTGATCGTCTGCGATGCCGAGCCGGTCCGTCTGTCATTTGCCCTGGACTCCGCGAGCCGCGCATAGCCCGCAGAGCGGGAATTCCTCGACGGATTGGCGTCATACGCGGCTTTCGCCTTTGCTGCGCGATCTCCGATCTCCTTGATGACAGGGATTTTATTGGCAACATTTCCCAGCCAGGTCACCGCGCCCTGCAGTGCCTCGATCCAGCCATCTACCGTATCAATGGCGATGTTGACAGCACCGGCAAAAGTATTTTTGATTCCGGCCGCGACCGGGGCAAGGCGCTCACCGAGTTTTGCCATCGTGTCGTCCAAGTTCTGCTGGCTCTCGTTGTACTTGATCACGTCTTCGTTGGCATCGCGCCACGCCTGACCGGCGTCCGGCAGGTTCTGGGACGAGAGCTGATCCAGTACGATCTGCGCGCGCTCCGCGGTGCCGTTGGCCGCCGCGAGCTTCTCGTTGAAATCGTCTTCGCTCTCGCCCGCCCAGTTGAGCACGTCGGCAAACGTGCCCGTCACCTTGCCGGTCTGGATCGTCTCGTTGATAGCCTCGGCAAGCCCGTCAATTGGGATGCTGTCGCCGTAGGTGGCCCACGCGCCGGTCGCCGCGTCAATCAGCGTCATGAGGTCGCTCTGGCTCAGACCGATGGCCTGCAGGTTGGCAACGGTCGTTGCGGCCGTCTGCGTGTCGCCGAGCACGCCGTGGAGCCTTTTATATGCTTCCGCCGTCTCGTCCGCCGTGTATCCGGCCTGCTGCGAGCTGATCTCCAGCGTACCCATGATCTTGCGATACTCTTCCGTGTCCTCCACGATGCCGATGATGGCGTCGCCGACGGCTTTCGCCCCGGCGACGATTGCGCCGCCCGCAAGGAGGCCCTTAAGGTCGCCCAGCTGGCTGAGCAGTCCGCCTCCGTCGCCGAGATTGTCGCCCGCATCCTTGACTTCGCGGCCGAACTCGTCGATGCTGCTTGCGCATTTGTCGGCGCTCTTGCGCGCCTCGTCAAGATACTTCTCGTTTTCATCCAGCGCATCGTTCATGTCGAGCAGCTCTTTCTTGGCCCGGTTGAGCTGCTGGCGGTAGTTGTCTGTCCGCTTGTCGTTCTCTCCGTAGGCATCGGCCGCGTCCTTGACCGCGCGCTCCAGAGCTTTGACCTTCTCCACCTGCTGCTCCTGCTCGCGGCGCAGTATCTTGTTTTTGGCGGTCAAAGCGTCCATACTGTTCGCCTGACCTTTAAACTCCGCATCGACAAGGCTCATCTCGCTGCGCATCACCTTCAAATTGCTGTTTGCCTCGCTCAGCGACCGCTTGAATTCCGTTTCACCCTCAACCGCGAGCTTCGTCGTGATCGTCCTTGTTGCCATTTATGCCTCATCCTCCTCTCTGTGCAGTCCGCGCCGCTGGATCTCCAGCTCCTGCAGGTCAAGCACCTGCCCCGGTGTCAGCATCAGTCCTTCGCGCACACCCAGACGCAAAAACTGCGTCAGCAGATCTAACCACCACGAGCGCGTTATTCTGTTTTTGCCGTTTTTTTTTGCAGCTCTTCAAGCCCGAGGTCGCGGACGCGCCTCTCGCGTTCCTCCTCGCGGGAGAAACCAAGGGTGATCGCCTCGCGGATGGCGTCCTTTGCGCCCGCCACGTCCAGCGGCTTGAGATTTACGCGGAAATACTGCTCCGGCGCGATCGGCCCGCGGTCGAGCCCCTGCCAGCGCCGCACCAGCTCGCCCTGCTCGGCAAGCTTTGCGAGCAGCCAGCACGTATTGTCAAAGCTCTGCTTGTCTTTCCCCTCAATGTGCTGCGTGAGAAAGTCCTCGTAGCCGAATTTGTCATAGGCGTCAAAGAGCGCCTGCCCGTTCAGGCACAGATAAAACGTGTGCCCGTTCAGTTCATATGGGATTGTCTTCATAGTTTCCCTCCAAACACAAAAGAGACGCAGCGGGTGCCGCGTCTCTTCGCTTCTCAGCCGCCCGCTGCGGCCTTGATTTTTTCGTCGACCCACGCCGCGGCCTTGGCCTCGGTGTCGAACTCCTCGCTCTTGTGCTTATACTTGCCGTAGAGCGGCTCGAAAACGGTAAACGTGAGCTTGGCATTGTTCAGCACAATGCTGTCTCCCTTGGTTTCGTAGCTCTCGCCCTCCATGTTGGCCTTGACCTTCGGGTAGAAAATACCCTGATAGTATTTCGTCCCGTCATCCCTCATGATGATTGTATAAAAGGCAAGGCCGCCATAGGGCGCGGTGTCATTGCTGCCAAACTTGAGGTCTTTGTCCCCATCAGTCGTGCCCAGCTCTGCGACGGTCAGAGACGCTGCATTTTCGTTTGAAATATACAGTGTCTCTACAGCCAGCGAGCCGTCCTTGAACTCTACGATTTGGACTTTCAGCACGTTGTCGCCATGGCCGCTCACGCGGATGAGGTTGATCGTTTCCGTCACCTTGTTCAGCGCGCCGAGGTTTACCGGCGTGCCGTACTTCGGTAGCGCGGTCGTCGTCTCCGGATTGGTCGCGGCGAACGGCGCCCACTGGATCTTTTTTGCTCCGTAGTGCATGGTAATCCTTTCTACAGCCCTTTTTTTTCGAGGTAGCGGCTGTACACCTCAAACTCCGCCGCCGTCGCGGCGTCCGAGCTCTGTTCGTTCGCTTTCCACAAAAAGTTCCGCGCTTGGATCGTCTTCGTGCCGAACTCGTTCTCAAAGGCGATCTCCGCGTTGCGCGTCACGGTCTTGCCGCGCTTTCTGCTGCCGACCGGCGTGATGTACAGCACTCGCTGCCCGTTTTTGACCTTGACCTTGCCCTTCCGGATCGAGTTTGCCGTCATGCCCGTGGCGTAGTTCTTCTTCTGGCCCTTGTTGCGGTACTCCGTGCCGAGCTTACGCGCCTCGGCGCGCTGTGCCTCAACGACCACGTCGGCGCGGGCGTTGAGCATCGCGTCGATCACCTCGTCCGGCAACTCGGAAAGCTCCGTCAGCGATGTCACGACCTCGTCAATGCCCTTAAACTCGACCTTGGCCATCGTCCTCCGCCTCCCAGCGTCCCACGGCGTCAAATTCCAGCACATAGTGCTGTCCTGTCTCGTCCGTGGCGTTCTCAATGCTCGGCAGGGTAAAATCATCCACCGCGGCGATCGCATCGCGCAGCGCGTGCCGCACGGCTAGCGTAGAGGCTTTAAGTGGCGCGAAGTAATGTACCTGCACAAGCGCCCGCGTCAGATGCGCAGCGTTGTCCCCGTTCCCCTCCGGCAACTCCGAGTAGTTAAACGTGCAGTAGCGCTCCGGCGGCGTCTCGCCCGCCTCTGTGACCAGCAGATCCGGCACACATACCGGGACAACCGGAGAGACGACCGCAATAATTCTCTCATTCAGCGTCATACCTTGCCCTCCTGCGTGTGCCGCTCGCACCAGAACTCCGTGTAAGTCTTTTCGTCGCCGTAGGTGTTGAGATACAGGATGTCATAGTCGCGTCCGTCGTAGTGGATCGTAAGCCGCCGGTCCTGGATGTCGGCGTAATAGCGCGTTAGGAATCGCACCTTCGCCTCGCCGAATTCGGCGTTGGCCCGGATCAGCTCCGTGCCGCTCGTCTGCGAGAATTGCGCCCAAGTCTCGCGCACGAGCTCCGGCTCGCCGGGGACAGGGTAGCCGTCGGCGTCCTTTTTGGTCGTCTTGCGCAAAAACTGGATACGCTTCGAGAGCTTTCCTGCGTTGATGTGCATCACGTGCCTCCCTCCGCTCCCTCTCCCGTGCCCGAATCGGGCACAGGTTCGGTGAGCTTGAGCTGGTTAAGCATCCACCGGAAGGCGGGGTTGTCGCCGAGCGCCCCCTCGACCGCTGTGTCGCGTCGGTCGTAGAGGTCGAGCGCAAGGTACTTGACGCATTGCAGATACTGCGCATAGCGCGGCGAGCCGTCCTGCGGCTCGCGCACGCCCGCGCCGGCGAGGTAGGCCGCTGCCGCGTCCACAAAGCCGGGAAGCTCGGCGTCATCCACCTCCACGCGGCAGTAGGCGGCGATCTCGCTCAGCCTCTCGCCCAGCATCGCTTAGCCCCCGCTCTTGGGCAGCGTCGCCACGACGACGCCCTTGTCGACCACAAGGTTGCCGCCAATCATCACGTCGCCGAGGATGGTCAGCAGGCGCTCCTGCGCCTTGTAGCTCTCGTCCACGCGCACGGTAAAGTCAGAGAACAGGCCCAGCTCATAGTTGAGCGGGTTGCCGTAGATCATGGTCTGGATCGCGGCGCTCGCGCTCGCGGTCGAACCGGAAAGGCTCGTGAGGTCGGGGCAGAGGGTATAAGGGATCACCACGCCGCCGTCGCGAATGACGCCGATGTTGGGATTCGCCATGTCGGGCTCAATTGTGAACAGGCGGCGCTTCTCGTTCGTGCCGCGCAGCGCGCCGATGGCCTTGAGGTCGGCCTTGGTGAGCAGCAAGCGTGCGCTGCCGCCGACCTCGGTGTCCGCGCCGTAGGCAAAATAGAGGGTGTCGAGCAGATCGACATCCACCGCGGCCACGTCCACGCTCGCGAAGATGTTCGCGCCCGCCTTGTTCTTGGCGTTCTTCATGCCGTAGAACACATGGCTGGTCTCGCCGTCGCCGTTGACGATCAGCTCGGAGCCCTTGCGGCGCATGGCGCGCATCGACATACCAAAGATCTTGTCGTAGTAGTCCGCGGGCGTCAGGTTGCCGATGTTGCGGTCGACAAAGCTCGTCACGCTCATGTCGTAGGGCTTGATCTGCGCCACACCGAAGGTGGGGTCGGTGCTCGCCGTGCGGGCCTTGCCGGCGGTGGACGCCACCGTGCCGACCTTTGCGTCCAGCTCGGTGATGACATAGGGCTCCTGATACTCGCCCATGCCGGAGAGGTTAACGACCTGCACCTGGTCGATGATCGCGCTGATCGGCGCGTCGCCGCCGCGGATGTCGCGGCCCACGCCGGTAGGCTCGGCGAGCGTGGTGGTCGCCAGCGTGATCGCTTTGCGGACCTCATTGGCGGAGAACTTGACCTCGCCGCCCTTGCGCAGGATCTCCGCGCGCTCCAGTGCCTTGTCCCTGGCCTCGCCCGGCGTCTCCTGTTTCTGCATAAACTGGCGGTCCTGCTCGTCGATCAGGGCCTTGACCTCGGTGATCTCCGTGTTGATGTTGCCGATCTCCGTCATCTTTGCCTTGTAGTCCTCGCGCTTGCCCTCCTTGAGCAGGCTCTCGGCCTCCGTCAGCATGCCGGCGCGCTTCGCCAGCAGGTCGTTGTACTTTCTACGCATTGTGTGCCTCCTTAAAATCTCATTTTTTCAAGCTCCAAGGCGACTTCGTCCGCCCAGTGCTCATCATTGTCCGCGCCCTTCGGCGCGGGAGGTTCCGGCCTCTCGGCTCCGCCGTAGCGCTTGGCCTTGACGGTACCGGCCTCCGGCTGTGCGGGCACCGCCACGAGGCTCACCTCGTAGGCGTCTGCCGCGCCGTCCAGTTCGAAGTGGCAGAGCTGCCCGTCGTACTCTCCACCCGGCCAGTGCTCGCACAGCGTCTTGCGCTGGTCCGCGCCGCAGATTGAACAGTTGATGTGCTCCACCGCGCAGCCCACGCTGCACTCGCGCAGGATGCCGCCCTCGATGGCGGCGATGGTGTCCGCGGTGCTTGCCGTGCGGACCATGTAGCAGCTGAGCACCAGACGCTTGACCTCGCCCTCGTCCGCTACCTGTGCGTCGTACACGCGCGCGGTCTGCGTTTCCGCGCTCCACTTATGGTCGCGCAGCACGGGCTTGCCGATATAGAGCTTGCTCAGCTGCTCAAGCGTCGCCTCGGTAAAGCGCTCGCAGTCGCGGTCGATCTGGTTGTCGCAGGCAGCCAGACGGAAAGTGAACACCTCCTCGGCACTCAGCTCGCGCAGCGCCTGTGCGTTGATGAGGGCAAGCTCCCGCTCGCCCACGGCGGCCTTTTCGATCCGTGCCGCCTTAAAGATCATATCCATGCGGTTTACTCCTCTCCGGCGGCCGTGCCGCCGTTTCTCTGCGCGCTCAGCTCCGGCCACAAGTCAAGCGGCACATAGTTCAGGCTCGCGCGCCTGCGGTCGCCGCCCGGCACATTCGGCAGGTCTTCCAGCGCCGCGATGTCGTCGGGGCTGAATACGCTTAGCTCGCTCATCGTGCGGTACCAGTTCGCTCGGCTCGCCGTGTCGCCCTTGAGCTCCGCCATCATGTTGATGCGAAGCTCCAGCCCCGCGGCCAGCTCGCTGTCGGTCAGCAGCTTATAGCTCTGCTCCTCCTCGTACTGGGTCACGATGGGGTGCAGCGTGCCGACGACATACTCGATCGCGTTCTGCTCGTTGCTGCCGTAGGCCTGCTTGCCCTCGTTGAGCTTGTAGAGCGGCACGCCAAAGTATCGCGCAATGTCCGTGATCGACAGCTGCTTGTTTTCCACAAACTGCGCGTCGCGGTTCGTCCCCGCGATGCTCGTGTACTTGAGACCGAGGTCGAGGATCGCCGTCCGGTGTGCCTTGCTCGGCCCCATGTGGACACGCTCCCACTCGGTGCGCAGCCGGTCTTTTTTGGTCACAAGCGAGCCGTCCGCCGCCTTGACCGGATTCCCCTTGGCGTCCAGCACATAGCCGCCGAGGTCGGTGTCGGTCTCCAGCACGCCGCCCGGCTGCCCGCCGTTGGCGTAGTAGCTCAGCTCATACTCCTGCGCGGCCCGCGCCGCGGCGATCACCTCGCCGGCGCGCGTTACCGTGCCAAGACCTAAAAGGCCGTTGCGCGTGGCGTTTTTGTAGTGGCAGATGTCCTCGTTAGGCAGCCGCATCACCTCGCCGGAAAACGGATGCGTCACGTCGTACCACACGCGCCCCGCCATATCGTGCCATGGCTGCACTAAATGCCACGGTACAGGGATCAGCTCCACCGGCTTGCCCGTGTGCTCGTCGCGCACGATCCAGTCATAGCCGTTGCCGCCTTCCAGGCGGCTGGTCTCCAACACTTTTTTACGGATGAATGGGCTCATGGCCTCGTTCGGCCGGATGTTCAGCAGCCGCAGCAGCTCGTGGTCTGTGCGCTCGCGCGTCCTCGTGTCGATCACATAATTCGGCAGCTTTGCGATGCTGTCGCTGAGGATCTCAATGCAGCGATCGACCGCGCTGAGCTTGCGCGCCGCGCTCTGCGGGTCTTCGCCAATGGCCAGACCGCCGGAAGCCGTCAGGCTGCCGACCGTTACAGTTTTGCTCACAGTGGGCGAGCGTGCGGTCGCCGCGCGCAGGCCCTTGATAATGCTCATGCTTGACCATCACTCCCTTCGTCGTTTGCACTATCGTCAAAGCCGTCAATGACGGCCATTGCGATCAAAAGAATGCCGCCCACGATAAAGCCGGCGGGCAGGTAAATCATGCCCGCGCCGAGCGTAATGAGCAGCACGCCGAGCAGCAGCGCGGCGTCTCGCAGCTTTTCCACAGCCTTCCTCCTCACAGCGTGAAGTCCGCCCGTGCCACCGCCGCGGCAAGATCGGGCTTCTGATTCCTGGCAACCATCCACACGGCCATCACGATGATGCTCGCGACCGCCGGGTCGATGCGCCCCGTTGATTTGTTCTTGAGCGGCTTGATATTGCCGTTTCCGTCCGCATGGCAGCGGACGTTGCCGAAGGTCCAGCGGAAACAGGTGTTGTGGACGTGCAGCAGCGTGTGGCGCTGCATCATGTCGTCCGTCTCCTTCATCGCCGGACTCATGTTCTTGAGGTCCTGCGGGATCTCGATGATCGGCACGATCGGCGCGAGCCGCTGCGTGATGGTCCGGCTCAGATACGGGTCAAAGCCCACCATCTTAAGGTCATAGCGCTCCCGCGCCTCGCGGATGCGCTCCTCCACCGCGCCGTAGTCAATAACCTCGCCGGGGCAGAGGTCGAGGAAGCCGGCACGCGCCCAGTCCCGGTAGGGGACGTGGTCGCGCTTTCCCGCCTCGTCCACCGTCGCCTCGGGCCGCCAGATGCCATAGGGCAGCAGCACCGCCACATCCAGCCCGGGCTGAGGAGGGAAGAGCAGAACAAAGGCCGTCAGGTCGCGGCTCGTGGAAAGGTCCACGCCGCCGTAGCAGAGCTTCCCGTCCAGCTGCCGTAGCCATTCCTCGCGCTCGCGCTTTTTGCTCGGCCCCCATTGCGTCTTGTCATAGAGGTTGAGCGAGATCCAGCCGACCGACTTCGTCGTGATCCATTGGTTGAGCCGCAGCCATCGGAATACGCGCTCCTCGGCTTCGCTGCGCTTTGCGCTCGCCGCCTCCATGCGGATGTTGCGCAGGCTCAAATGCTTGCCGAGCGAGGGGTTGCAGAGATACCACAGGCTCTCGTCCCAGATGTCGAGCTTTTCCAGGTCGTCCGGATCGTCGCCGAACAGCGCCGTCAAGCCGTAGAGGATCGGCAGCCAGTTTTCCTCGTCACGGCCGAGCAGCTCGGCCTCCGCGTCCGCAAGGTCCTCGTCCCCGACATGCCGGAGGGAGAGGACCTTGCGAACGTCGCCGCCATCGCTCCGGATGCGCCGCAGCTGCCGTGCGTCGCGGATGCCCACAGCTTTCTCGTGGATCTCCCAGCCGATGGAGCTGCGGTCGGGGTCGTCGCCCGCGGTCGTCAGCACGATCCATGCCGGCTGCCGTCGGCTCGCGCCCGCCGCGCCGGTCATGACGTCCCACAGCTCACGGTTGGGCTGCGCGTGCAGCTCGTCGAAGATGACGCAGCTCGGCTTGTAGCCGTGCTTGCTGTACGCCTCGGCGGAGAGGACCTGCAGAATGCCGACCGTGATCCACTTGTACCCGCCGTTGCCGGTCTTCACGCGCTTGCGGTACTCGATGCGCTTGCGGCTCTCGATGGGCCGCAGCTCGCCCTGGGCGATCATCTTCGCCGTCCACGGCGCGCTCGTCGCCATAAAGATCGCCGCGTTGTAGACGATCGAGGCGTTCTCCTTGTCCGCCGCGCAGACATAGACCTCCGCGTTCAGCTCGCCGTCCGCGAAGAGGTGATAGAGGGCCAGCGCCGCAGCCAGCTCGCTCTTGCCGTTCTTCTTCGGGATCTCGAGGTAGAGATACCAGTACCGGCGCAGCCGCTCTGCGCCCTCATCCGTGCCCGATTCGGGCACGTCCATCGTGCCGTAAAATTCCATCAGCGCCCCGCGCTGCCAGTCGTAGAGCGAGAAGAGCTTGCCCGTGTCGGTCGTCGGCAGGCGCTCGACGAAGTCGCACACAAACTGCCCCGCCTCGCGGTCGAAAACGTATGCCATGCTACAGGCTCCGCGCCAGCGCGTCCGCCTGCCGCTGCCGCAGCCGGATGGTAAACTCGTCCGCGCCGCTCTCCGGCGTGAACGCCGCCGCGGGCAAATTGCTCGGCAGCACCAGCCGGCAGCGGCTTGATACCGTCAGGCCCATGTCGTTCGCGCAGTTGCGCGCCTGTTTGAAGTAGCGCTCCTGCACGCGGCCCCAGCCGTCCGCCGCCTCTAAGTCGCGCGCGTGGCCCGGCGACTGAGTCAAGGCCCGCTGCACCTCCGCCGTCGCGCTGATATACTCGTGGTGGGCGACCAGATAGCGCCCGAGGTTGTCCGCGTCAAGATCGGTGTAGAGCCCCACGTCGATAAGCTGCTTGCCAAGCGCGCGAAACTCGCGATGCAGCTCCTTGGGCAGCCACTTGGGCGGCTTCGCCCGCTGCGGCGCAGGCACCACCACCTCACGGTCGCGCCGCGCGTCCTCCTCGGCGCGCGTCATGTGCTTGCGCCCATTTCTCACGACCAGATCGGTCGGTTGTCTTGCTCCTGCCATCTCTGCGCTCCTTTCTGCGCTGCCGCCGGATATATCGCTCCATGTCCCGCTTAAGATACGGGCTTGCCGTCGCGGCCATGATCCGCTCCGCCTCAGCGATCGTCATGCTTCCCCAGCGCGGCAACAATTTCCTTTTCGCGGTCGCTCAACGTCCAAACGAATTGCTCGCGTTTCTCCACCGCCGCCTTCTCCGCCGCCGCCTTCTCCGCCGCCGCCTTCTCCGAAAGGAGAAATGCTGCGCCGTAAATGGTTTTTCCATGATCGCGCTGCGCATCGAGCGCCCGAATAAACGAGGCGTCTTCTGCGCGCACGCGCAGCGTTATCCATTTAGCGGTTGGTGCGATGCGGATCGGCGTCATCACGCAGTCTGGGTAGGTATATCCGGGCAACTCCGCCGCACCCTCACAGGTGTTCTGTGTGTTCAGATCATCCACCATGCGCCACAGCTCCGGCACCGTCTCGATTTTGTAGTTTCCTAGATTGGTAACAAAGCTTGTGCGCACATCCGCGCCGTTTTCATAGGTGATGCGGCAAGACATCGGCAAATAGTTGCATGTCCCGGCCACGATGCCAAAAAGCGTCAGCGCCGGCGCAAAGAGGAAAAATCGGATGCCGCGCTCCATGTAAAACCGGCAGATTTGCGAGAGGATCGAAAACGGCGGGTTGTCGATCACCACGCAGCCGTCCGGGTAAGTCTCGTGCTCATAGTCGCCGCCGGGATAAAATGGCCGCACGACCGTCGCACCCTGCAAACCGTAGTGCTCCAAAGCCCAGTCGCGGATCACCTCGTAGATGTTCTGCGGCGTGTAGCAGTCGTCGGTGGTGAGTTTCGGCTTGAATTTATCCACAAATTTCTCATAATCCTCGCTGCTTTCGCCCTCGACATCTCCCCAGAAGTGGTTTCCTTCTGCCGCTGGTTTCGTCCGCTCGTGGGCGCTGACATGGATCGTTTCGATCTCGTCCATCGTGAAGCCGGTCAGCGCGGTGTCGAAAGAAAGGCTGCTTAGCTCTTCCATCTCAAACTTAAGCCGCGCCGCGTCCCACTCGCCCGTCTCGGCAAGTCGGTTGTCGGCGATGATGTAGGCGCGCCGCTGCGCCTCGCTCAGTTCGCTCACCGTCACATACGGGACCTCGATCATGCCTTCGGCCCGCGCCGCTTCGACGCGCCCATGTCCGGCGATCAGGTTCTTGTCCTTGTCGATCAGCACCGGCGAGACGAAGCCAAACTCGCGCAGGCTGCGCCGCAGCTGCTCGATCTGCTCTGGCCCGTGGATCTTCGCGTTGTTTTCGTAAGGGATCAGCTCGTCGATGCGTATTGTCGGCAGGTCCTTGACCGCCACGCGCACCGGCGTCTGCCCTGCTGTCCGCTTCTTTCCCATGCCTTGCCTCCTGTCGATATCTCCGATGCAGTCCCCGGCTCTCGACGAGCGAGAGCGCGGGGGACAGAACCGTGAAGGCCATGGCCGGCTTCAAGAGCCGGGGACCGCACCGGACGTTGTTTTGTTGATCCTGCGCATCTGGCCCACCGTCCAAAATTTTCCGTGGGGAAAAATTCTCTCGCGAGGGAGGGCCAACGGTTTCCATGGGCAGCGCCCAAACTTTCTGACCCCGGGGAGGGCTCTGCAAGGAAGCCCCGCGCGACGCTCTCGCGACGCGCCCGAGCGCCCGAGCCTACTGCCGCGCCGCAGCGCCGCGGCGCTTTGATTTGCTGCGATTCTCATACATTTCTCTTGCCGTTTTTCGGCTATGGCAACTGTGGCACAGGCTTTCCAAGTTGCTTCTATCGCAGAACTTTTCCCAGTCACCCTTGTGGTCGACAACGTGGTCAACGTCTGTCGCCCTAACTCTTCGCCCATGCCTTGCGCACTCGCGGCAGAACGGCTCGCGCAGGAGCTGCGCCGGCCGCAGGTTGAGCTTCCACTCGTCGGTCTGGTACATCCAGCGCCATGACTGCGCTTCCTCACTGCGCCGGTCGCCGCGCGGCCGGTGGGCGTCGCAGTATCCATCGCTCACCAGCACGCAGCAGCCGGGATGCCGGCAGGGTCGGAGCGGCTTTAAGGCCATCGGGCTATCACCTCCGGGCAAAAACAAAAGCCACCGCCGACACACCCCGAGATCCGGGTTTGTCAGCAGTGGCTACTAAGCGAGCACGCGCCATGTTCGATATCCACGATGTTCGATGCTTTGCATCTCCGGCACCAGAGGACTAAGTTTCGCGCCTCTGTGTCCGGCCGAACGGCCTGCGATGTGAGCCGCCCGCAGTTCGGGCAGACAATCAATCCGTTCTTTGTGTCCAGTTTAGCAGTCTTTGCACTGTTTTGCAATACTTTTCACCCTCTTTTCTGCGTTTGTCACTAAAAAGCCAATAGGTTACAAGTAATGTCGCGCGCACGCGCGCACGCGATTCCTTGCGTCTCGATCCAGCTCGCCACCCGGTAGCTGCCAAATTGACTTCCACCGGTCCGCACCTGTGGGAGCATCGCGTCGAACGGTATCGTAATCGCATCGCTCTCGTCGAGCCACACCTCCGGCGGCGGCAGCTTCGCGCGCAGACTGCGCGAGCAGCTCCAAGGATGCCGCCCCACCGGAATGATGATCCCGTCGCTGCGCTCTTTGGTGAGATAGCGCGCAAGGTAGCGGTAGCCGAGCGCCTTGCCGTGCCGCTTAAATACTGGCCAATCCGTCACCTCGCCGCACTGCCACAGGACTCGCACCTCTGCCGGCGAGAGCTGCCGGTAGTCCGCGACGAGGTGGATGTGATACCTGTGCGCCCCGTGCAGGCCCTCAATGGCCGGGATGTAGTCAAGCCCGCCCTCGCCTCGATAGCGCTCCACGCGCCGCAGGAAGGCCCGCAGCGCCTTGCGCACGTCGGCAAAGCGCTCCGGCAGATGCTCGTTGTCAAACTCCAGAATGTAGTGCGTGGCGTACTTGCCCATGAGCGCGATCATCAGCTCGAGCCGGTCGGTGGAGTCGCGGTTGAGCACCGTGCGCCGCTGCGCCTTGAGGTCGGCCTTGGCGCGCCGGTCCTCGTCGGTGTCGGAGGGCGCATAGCGCGGCGGAATCGTCCCGCGGTACTCCTTGACCAGATTCCCCGCACGCTGGCGCACGCAGTAGAACAGCTCAGCCATACACGCTCCCGACCATCCCGGCGACCTCACCGGTCATGTCGCCCTCAACAACGGTCTTATCCAGATGCTCATAGTATGTACGGATAAACTCCTCAAGCAGATCGTAATACAACACCGCATGCGGCAAATTGCCATTTGCCAACGTCGCAGCCCGTGCTGCAACATTCCTATCGCAGCCAAGGCTCATCAGCAGCTTGATCATACGTTTCCTTTTCATTTGGCGTACCCCAGCTCTCTTTTCACCCACGCCCACAAGTTGAGCCATGGATGCCACTCTGCGTAGTTTGCGCGCTGCGCGGCATTGCAGAGTTCTATATGCAGCCGTTTGAGCGCAGACGCATTCCGATCGGCTTCTGCATTCGCCATCCCCAGCGCCGCCTCAGTGTCAGCAAGCTTGTTTTGCAGCGCATCCGCGTCCGCTTTCAGCTTCTCGATCTCGTTGGCCTTGTTGATGGCCTCGCCGTTCATCTGGTCGATCTGCTCGGTCAGGGCGGCGTTTACCCGCTTTAATTCCTGCGCTTCTGCCTGCGAGTCCTCCACCATCTTTGCCATCTGGTCTTTGGTGTACTTCTTTACATTGATGCTCATAATTTGGCTCCTTTCATTCGTAGTTGTTCTTCCCGTCCCCGGTCGCTCACGATGCTCACGACCTTTACGTCGCCGTATCGCTCAATGTCCATGGCGATGCGCTCCTTGATGCCCTGCGCGTCAGCGGCGGGGACGTTGGCTTTAATCGTGATCGTCAGCATTTGCGCCCTCCTTGCCGTCCATTTTCGCGCCACAGTTAGGACAATAGTTTCTATGGTTGTCGTTTGACTCTTCTTCGTTGCACTCTGAACAGATTACACAGCCGTCACCACCGAATACCCACCGCGCATGCACCACCGGCACAACGTCAGCGGCGGGAATACTGTTGATTTCCTGCGTGCAGATTTCTGGATTTTCGTACCGACGTGTGATTAGATCAATCACAGCTTCTCGCTCAACGTATTCAGCCATTGCCAGTCCTCCTATTCCACTATGAGTAATATTTCTTCTCAATCATTTGGTCGATGCAGCCTTTGTAACATCCCCGGTGGACTGTCCGTATACGGCCCTTGTGCCAAAACCATTCCCACCACGGAAGGCGGCCCTTAGAATGAAAGTCATGCTCTCCATCATCGTCAAGCCACATCCAATGTGGACAATAACATTCATTTAGGAAAGCTGGCAGATACATGACCTTTACAGCAGGATTTCGCAATTTTGCCTTTACCATTTCGATAAAGCAGTTACTGTAAAACTCATCCTTCATTTCAGCAGACCTCCACATAGCACCAGCTCTGGGGCGGGCGGCGAAGCGGCAAAGCCCCATTGTTGCAGATACCGCCGTTGTTACTGTACATGGCGCAGGCCTCACAGCATAGGTCATTAGGACAACACCGCCGAAACTCCGTCAACTTCCGCGGCTGGTCATAGATCAGCAGGTCGGAGATGTGCCAGCCGTAGCCAGCACCGCCAGCAAGATAGTCCGCCAGCTCCGGATATGTCAGGCGAGCTGCATAAAGCAAATCGTTGATGGGTAAGACATTCATATTGCTGTGGCTGCAAATGCTGTACATTAACGGGACGGGAGAGCCGGAAAAACCGATTTGAGTAATCCAGTCCACCTTGTTGCAGACAAACTCCCCAATGACCGCTCGCCCTCCGTTACAATGGCAGATCATCCCATTAGGGCATCTGTAAGACAGATTCCCCGCCGTCACGTACAGATAGGCCTTAAACGGCGTTTTCAGCTTTGGCCGAGTCTTACGCACCTCAATGGTCTTTTCGCCGCTGGCGATCTTCTCCACCCACTTCGGGCGGATACTCAGCATAACAGCCTTACTCATTCTTCATCGCCTCCAATATTTCCTCCGCTTCCTCGTGGGTGATGATGAAACCCGTGCCAATCATAGACGCGCCCCTCTCGCGCAGTATCCGCTGCACTCATAGATCGGCTTTTTTTGCCTGCGAAGATCTCCGCATTTAAGGCAAGAGCCATTCTCACAGCGCAGGCAGTTATCTGTCCCGCGCCACCTGCAGTAGTCACACAGGCAGACATCACATGGGCTTTCATTTCTCATCATTCCACCTCCGGCCCTTCTGGCAGCACCACCAACCGCCCGTCCTTGTCGGCCTCGGCCAGCTCGCGCAGGCGGGCAACACCCTCCTGCTCCGCATCACGCATTACGATGTACCGTCCTTCCGCGTCTGCTCGCGCAAATTCGGCACAGCGTTCCGGCGTCAGACCCGTGTCCTCGTAGGCGGCGAGGCGCAGAAACCGTTCCTCTGGGATATTCCGCGGATACCCGTTTGCAAGGCGGCGCTCGTACTTTTCTCGTTGCGCGTCAGCTTCACGTTTATTTGTCAGTCGTTCCATTACTCCACCTCCGGCCCATCCGGCAGCGGCCTCCAATGCGTAACCCGCACAATCCGCCCGTGGCACGTCCATCTTCCGTCCTCCAAATATACACACAATCCCGGATTCGGCGGTGGGTATCCGGAAGGATCGCTAATGATGCACAAGACAACATCCGATACCCCCCACGAGTTAGAGATCTCCGGCAGCCGCTCCGTCACCGGCACCCACTTTTCCCGCTCCTGCAGCACCGCGATCTCCCGTCTCTCTGCTGCAAATATCCGGATCGCTTCATTTTTCTCCTCTCTGTCTCTCGCTGATCAGCAGCCAGCTGTCGCACTTGCACTCGACAATATCCTGTACCGAGATCCCCGCGTCGGTTGAAATAAACGGGTACTGGTCGCTCACGCCCCCGCAGCACCGCGCCGTCAAGTAAGCGCTGCCGCCCAGCCCTGTCGGATAGCTCAGCACGACCAACGCGCCTTCCTCCGGCCAGTGCTCTGCATCCAGCGGCAACCATTCCGGCGAGCTCGCCGCCTCGGGCGGCGCAAGCTCCTCTGTCAGGCCGAGCAGATAATCTGTCGTGCAATGCAGCACTTTCGCGCACTTGCCAATCGTCGGGCATTTTTCCAGTTCAAAGTCATAAAAATATATATGTTCGTCTGGCTTGAACTCTCCTCGCGCATAGCGGCGCAGCAAGCCGATCGTATGTCCGTCACCGCCCGTATACCCATCAAATGCCTTGACCTTATCGTCAAGGCCGGCAGCGTCAGCCGCGCGAACCATGCGTGCGCAGGTATCCTGCAATTTGGCGTAGTTCTTCTTTAGTTCTTTTTCAGTTTCTCTCTGCTGCTTTTCTTTTTCTTTGGCATCCTTCTCACTGCGGTGCTTTTGTGCCGCGGCACACATCCTGTCGCACGGGCTCCAATTTCTTGTTGCCATGTCGCATTCAAGACAGCACTTTTCACCTTTGCATGTTCTTTCCCACGCGCTGGCGCTCGCATCGTGCCGCAAGGCAGCGTCGCCATGCGTACAGGGCTTGCCGCCCGGACACGTCATTGTCGGTTCGTAGGTCGCCCCATCTGCGAAGATCTCGCACAATCTTTTCAGCTTTTCAGCCTGCGGCAAGTTTTTTCCACCCTTGTAGATCTTCGCAAGGCGCTTCTGGACGCTCGGGGCAAAATGGGCCAGCTCATACGCAGCGGACTCGTTGATCTTCTCCTTCTCCCACAGATAGACAAACTCCGGATTAAGATGCGAGTCGATAAACTGGAGGCGGGCGGCTTTGGTCTTGCTGATACCGATAGCCTCGGCGGCAAAGTCTCGGATCTTGCCCTTAAACTCATAGCCCTCCTCGCTCAGCTGGTAGATCAGCTCCTTCATGCGGCTGAGCTGCTTGGAGATGTCGGCGCTGGACATCTTGCGCGTATCACTGTTTGCGCAGATCAGGCGCAGCTCGCGCATGGCTGGGCTCTCACCATCGTCGAGCTCAATGATGCATGGAGCCTCAGCAAATCGTTTCTGCCCCTCCTCAACCAGCAGGCGCAGCGCGGCGCTGCGACGATGCCCGCTCACGATGATGTACCCGTCGCCGTCTTTACGCACGCGGATCGGCTGCTGTAAGCCGATGAGCTCAATGTTCGCTGCCAGCTCATCAATGCCGTCCAGCGAGTAAAAATTGTTTTCGTCGGCTCTCAGCTGGTCGAGCGGGAGATAAACGATCTGCTCGCGTCCGGTGTCCTGATTGGACACCGCTGCGGGTTTTAGAAACTCGCTCATGTCAAACTTGCCCTTAGCCATTGACCGCGCCTCCCTTGCTCAGATACTCCCGCGTGAAATCGTGATACGCCTTGGTCGCGGCATCCTTGGGCGCGTATCCTCTCAGCGTCTTGCTCGCGTTGAGGTTGGACATGCTTGCCGGCACGGAAGCCCGCAGCGGGATTGCCGCCTCGAACGCCGGAATACCGCTCACGCGCAAGACCTGCTCTGCGGCCTCCTGGATGCGCGTGCCGCGCCGCTTGGTGATCAGCGCGCCCGCGATGCGCAGCCGCGGATTGACCGTGCGCATGTTAGCGACCTGACTGCGGATCTCGCCCGCGCCATGAAGTGAGAAACCCTCCAGCTCGACGGGAATGATGATCTCATCTGCAGCGCCCAGCGCCGCCACCGTGGCCGCATTGTAGGCGGTCGGGCAGTCGATGAGGATATAGTCTGCGTCCTCATCCTCTGCCACAGCAAGGCAAAAATCACGGATACCGTTTTTTGCCAGCCGCTCGCCGGTTAGGGCAGCAATGTCCGCCTTCGGCAGCTCCGCGCTGGCCGGAACGATTTTCACGCCCTCGACAGGCGTGTCCTGCACCAGCTCATCCCAGCAGCCGGTCTCGCCTGTCAGCACCTCGTAGGTCGTGCCGCCGTGGAGCGTGTCTGCGCGGAAAATATCGCTCAGATTGCACTGGCCGTCTGCATCCATCACAATGACGCGCTTGCCCGCGGCCGCGAGCTCGGCCGCGAAGTTGATCGTCGTGACCGTCTTGCCGACGCCGCCCTTGTAGTTCATGATCGCAATCGTTTTCATGTTGTCCTCCTGTTATTTCGATTTGCGCAGCCGTTTCGCTGTCTCGTACTGGTAATTTCCGATGTCTTCATACTCTTTTTTCGCGTCCTTGATTTTCGCGTTCGTCGCGTCAAGGTTTGCTTTCCATGCGAGATAATCAGGGCATTTGTCCTGACACGCCGGATGACGGCGCTCGCACATGTAGCACTTGCTGTTGACTTTCTTTCTCATGCGCCGCCCCTCAAAATTTGAAGCACTCGCGCATCGTGTACCCGAAGACCTGCGCCTCCACCTGGAAAAAGTGGTGCAGCTCGTTGATCCACACGATCCTGCCGCGCACCTTCTTCCGCGCTCGCGTGCTCTTGGGGTTCTCCCTGCCGTCCAAATTGCAGTACGCGCAGGGTGTCCAGGCGATTGGCTGTCCAATATACGGCATGATGTTTCTCCTCTCTCTACCGACGCTTTGCGCCGCTCATGCGCTCATTGCGAGCATTCCGCTCGACGAGTTTCTTATCTTCCTCGACCTCTCGCGCCGACTCCATCGTCATCGGCGTAAAGGTCTGCTTGTCGCCATCAAACCACAGCAGCGTCCGCAGCAGCAGGCCCTCTTTGTTCTTGACGATCCGCAAAAAGCGGGACTTCGCTGGGTCATAATCCCCGCCCTCGACAGGCCGGTAGACCATGAAGATCATGTCCGCGTCCTGCTCCAGCTGGCCGGACTCCTTCAGGTCGCTCATGCGCGGCTCGTTTTGCTGCGGCTTGCCCTTTTTGGGTACCGCAACGCGATCTTCGCGCGTCAGCTGCGCCAGCTCGATCACGAGCTTTTTCCGGCTCTGGGCGAAGGCGTGCAGCTCGCGGGAGATCTCCGCCACCTGCTCGCTGCGCATGATGCGCGTCGAGCTTGGCCGAATCAGCTGCACGTAGTCGATGACGACCACGTCAAAATCATAGGCCTCGGCAGCGCTCGTGATGTCGCTGACGCTCCATCCGGCCGCCTCGATCAGCGTAAACTTGAGTGCGGATGCCGCGGCGCTCTTGGCCGCGAACCGCTCCCAGTCCTTGTCCGTCAGCTCGCGCCGCTTGATGGCCGTAAAGCTGATGTCGTTCAGCGCCGCAACCACACGGTCAGTCACCTTGCGCCGGTCAGTCTCCAGCGAGAAAAAGCCCACACGCCACTCCCGCGCCATCCGCACTGCCATTTGCAGTGCCAGCGCCGTCTTGCCGTCGCTCGGGTACCCGCCAATGATGACCACGTCGCCCGGCTGCGTGTATGTACCGGCGTCCACCTCGGCAAGACCATAGCGGACGTATCGCACCGGATCTTTGGCCGTTTGCCGCGCCGCGAAGTCCTGGATCATGTCCTCCATCGTGTAGGCCGTGGTCTGCCGCCCGCCGCTCTGCTCCTGCTGGAGCTTCGCCGCCAGCTCGCGGCACTCCTGCGCCGTGCCGGCTGCGGCCACCTGCATCGCGATCTCCTGCATGCGCCGCATGCTGGCCTGCTCGGCCATGATGGCGGCATATTCGCGCCAGTTGGCGCTGGTCGTCGTGATCTCAAGCAGCTGCGCGAGATACTCGCTCGACTCCTTGCCGACCTTGTCGCGGATCGTCACCGGCGTCACAGGCTTTGCCCGCAGATACAGGTCGCGGGCCGCGCGGAAGATCTGCCGGTTGATCTCGATGCGGAAATCCTGCTCGCGGACGGCAAACAGCACGTCCTTGACGATCTCCGGCGCGGCGACCATCGCGCCGACGACCGCGGTCTCGGCCTCCAGCCCCGGCCGCGCCTTTGTCTCCTGCGCCATGCTCACACCCCCCAGCCGAGCGGCAGCGCCGCGCTGCCCTCCGTCCTGACCGCAGGCATTTCGTCCGGCTTGAGCTCGTAGACGGTCAGCCAATTCATACTGATTGCCTTGTCCAGCAGCGCGAGCTTCAGCTCACGTCTGCCGCCCGACAGTTCATCCAGCTTCCGCAGGATACCGTTCATGGCGCGCTCGGTTTTCACGGTCTTCTGCCGGTTCAGCTTCGATCGGTTCTCCAGCAGCCCCATGATCGCCTCGCGCAGCTCATCGTCCTCGCCGCAGTAATCCACGACGCACTTTTCGACCTCCGCGGGGGCTATAGGGGTTTGTTTCTTTTCTTCTTTGGTCCTTTTAGTATTTATTTGGGTCGGAAAACCCGATGACGGTTTTTCCCGTTGTCGGGCTTCACCGTTGTCGGTGTTTCCCGACAACGGTGGCGCTTCGTCCTGCAAAACATAGACGTTGCCTGCAAAATGGCCGTTCTCGTCATGCGTCTGCTCGCGGGTTAAGTACCCCACTTTTTCCAGCTTTTCGAGCAGCCTGCGGATGGTGTCCTTGCTCACGCCCACATAAGCCGCGAGGCCCTTGACCGAGTATTGCCACCCGTCCGGCAGGCCGACCATGATGGCCAGCAGTCCGCGCGCGTCCAGCGGCAGGCGCTTGTCCTCGATGGCGCTCTTGTAGAGCACCGTGAAGCGCTGCTTCCGGCCGAACTTGATCCGGCTCTCGCTCATGTCATCGCATGGCCGCGTGTCTTTTTCTTCTGCCATGTGCATCTCCTCCGATAATCTCGACAAAGTCCACAAACTTCGTCACCAACGTACCCACGCCGACGAATGTAAAAAAAATCGCCCATCCGCTCATCGTGCATACACCCCCTTTTTCAAAACGGGGCTTGCATTTCCGCGTGAGTATGCTATACTGTTCTTGCAATCGTTTTCAGGTCTGACCGCCTGAGACACGGAACGCTTCGACGTGCCACCGTCGGGGCGTTCTTTTTTTGCGCCGTCAGCGTAGATCACTTGATAGGCCGCGGCGATAGTCTCGCGCAGCTCCTGCACGATGACGTCGAATTCCGGGCGCTCCGCGTCATCGATCACGCCGTCCTCGGCGATGCGGAGCAATCCGGCCAGCCGATCCGCTGCGTCGCGCAGGCGGTTGGTCAGCGAGATGGTCGCCATCGGCAGGGGCTTTGGCTCCAGCTCCGGCAGAATACCGAGCCGGTCGGTCGCCTTCGCGTGCTCCAGCGCCAGCCAGCGCACGCCGTAGACCTCGCACATCCGCGCCACGGTCTCGTCCGGCGGTGTGAGCCGTCCGCCCTCGTAGCGCTTGAGCGTTTCGGGCGAGATGTGCAACCGCTCCGCCGCCTCCTCCTGCGTCAAAAGTGTCGTTTTTCTACCCCTTTGGTAGATATTCGGGTATAACTCTGCCATTGTTCTCATTCCTCCTTTGTGGTAGTGTCGATTTAGCGGGCCAGCATGGATGCCAGCACCGGGGCCACGATCCCGCGGCGGTCGATGCAGTAGCGCTGCGCGGCGGTGCGCGGGTCTATGCCGAGGTAGCCCCCGACGTCCTTTGCCGTCAGCAAGCGGCGGTTTCCGGTATACTCCAAAAGGTCCGCCAGAACCGCGCGGTAGGTCTCCTTTTCCCTTGGCATAACGCCCTCCTCACTTTCCTGCGGCCAGCGCTCTCGCGTCTGCCGCGCCCTTGGCCGCCACCGCGGCCCTCGCCGCCTCGCTCGCGGCGCGAAGCGTCTCGTCGTCGTAGAGGTCGTTGACCTCACACTCCAGCAGCGCGGCGATGGTCGGCAGCTTGTCCGCTGTTGGCATGGCCGCACCGCTCTCCCACCGGCTGACCGCCATCTTGGTCACGCCGAGCCGGCGGGCCAGTCCGTACTGGCTTACTCCGCGCGCCTCGCGCAGCTCCCGGATGCGGAATCTTGTCAATTCTTGTCACGTCCTTTCTCTTGATTTTGCGTGAAATTTGTGATATACAGTAAATTGTGGATTTACTTTTCGCCGCCGACCTGGTCGCGCAACTTTGTCATGTCAATGCTGACGGCTTTTTCTGTGCGGCGCTCATAGATCGCGTCTGCCTCGTTCACGGCCTCAGCAAGCAAGCCGAGCGGCAAGCCTGTGTTTTTGCTGACAGCCGCGGCGAGCATCGCGAACTCCACAATGATTTGCTTCAAGTCGCCCTTGACGACCACATTCGCGCCGCCCGGCGCAGACTTGATGCTGATTTCAAATTCCCTCATGCCTTTCTCTCCTTTCCTTTCGTGTAAACCTTGCGTTTACCTTGTGCGCCTATCTTAATCGGAAAAATTCCATCTGTCAAGCGTTTATCTGGAATTTTTCCAGATTTGTTAAACTGACACAAATTTGCCTATTCTTTTTTGCCATTGGAGGACCCCCTTGTATGGATACCAAAACCCGCATTTTTGAGCTGCTTGACAAACTGGGAATGGAGCAAAAAGCCTTTGCCGAAGCGGTTGGAGTAAAAGAATCGACCGTTAGTGACTGGCGACGTGGGAAGTCCAATTCATACAATCGCTTTCTTGTGAAAATCGCACAAGTCCTCGGCACGACGACCGCTGATTTGCTCGGCGAAAAACAGCAAAGCAGCCCGCCCTCGGAGGAGGACAGGCTGCTGGCCGGGTATGACGCGCTCAGCGCGCGGAATCGGGAAAGGCTGGAGGAATATCTGGACCTGCTGCTATCGTCTCAAGATAGGCCATGAGACGCCCACGGTTTTCCGGCGTAAGCCGCCGGTATTTTTCGATGAGGCGTTGGTGTAACTCGGTCAAGTCCTGCGGCGCGCTGTGCTGATCTGACATGTCTATGTACCTCTCTTTACTCGTATTTTAGACCGGCCAGATATTCCATTGTAAAGCGGCCCCGCCGCCCCTGCAACTGACGACGGGGCCTGCGCAGGCGAGCTGACACCTCCGGAGCACCTGCGTGTATTTTTACCATAGCACCTTTTTCGGCATGATGTTGTCGAAAAAGGCAGAAAAATCGTTAACTTCCCGCTAACTTGCGGGAAAATATAAAAAATTGTGCCCGAATCGGGCACGGAAAGAAGGCAATGCTATGAAGAGGTCTCTTGCAATGATCCTCGCGCTCGCCCTTGCGTTTACCCTGACCGCCTGCGGCGAACCGGCGGAGACGGAGTCCCAGATCGCCGCTAAGGAGTTAGACTCTCAAGTGTGGGCGGTCGTCACAACCGCAAGCGATCAGCTGCAGGCCCTCGACGATGTTGTCGCAGATGCCGCCGACAGAGGTGACACAGACGTCCTTGGTGTTATGATCGCAGTGCTTCAATCCAGTCAGGATTCGCTCGACAGCTTTGACGCTGACACCCAGCCGGCTATCCTCTATGTCGGCGCTGCGCGCGCGTACACGGCAAACGCGCGCGTTGTGTGCGAGGCCATAAAGGACTATATTGACGGCGGCGAAGCATCCGATTATGACAAATTTCAGGAATACCTCGGCAAAGTCAATGATCTGACCGACAATGCCGTAGAAAAGCGCAAATCGTTTTTGGCTGACGCGGGGTTTTCGGACAACGAAATCGCAGAATTTCCCGCGGAAATCCGAGACGATACAGTAGGAACATGACGCAAAAGGCCGCCGCCCGGCATGGCGGCGGTCGTTCCGTTTTCGCAAGCGCAGGGAGAGGACACATGGCGAAAATCAATTATAAAAAGCTCTATACGCTGCGCGCAGATGGCCGTTATCAGGGCTACTGGCATGAGCTCGACGCCGACGGTCTGCCGAAAGGCCCGCGGCACACGATCTGCGACCGCGACCCGGAGAAGCTGTACCGGCGCATTCAGGAGAAGGAGCAGCCGACGAAGCTGCTTTTCCGCACCGTCGCGGAGGCATGGCAGGAGAAAAAGTGGAAGGAATACCGCGACGGCTCCATTGACTGCTACAAGGCGCCGTATGAGCGCGCGGTCGAACGGCTCGGAGACGTCCCCGCCGATGAGGTCCTTACCAGCAACATCGCCGCGCACCTGCAGGCAATGAAGGAGGCCGACTATTCTGTGCGCACGATCCGCGCCCAGCGGACGGTCTACAAGAGTATTTTCGCTTTCGCCGTGGCAGACTCGATCTTTGGTCAGACCGTCAAGACCAATCCGGCGCTCGGCATTGCGATACCGACCGGCGCGAAAGCGGCGCAGAAAAGGGAAGCGCCGGAAGACGATATCGTGGACGCGATCAAAGCCCGCGCAGGAGAGGCGTACTGGGGCGAGTTTGCCCTGTTCCTGATTTACACCGGCCTGCGCCGCGGTGAAGCGCTGGGCCTGCAATGGGGCGACATTGATTTTAAGACGAAGCAGATAGCCTGCACCAAAAATCTCTCCTACCACGGCGTCCACAAGGTCGGCGATCCTAAAACGGAGGCTGGCATCCGCACGCTGCCGCTGCTGCCTCCTGCCGAGACCCTGCTCCGACCGATGCAGGGCGAGCCGGACGACTATGTTTTTCACGGCAAGGACCCGAAAAAATTCCTCTCGCGCTCGACCTATCTCAAGCACTGGAACCACTACTGCCGGGATATGGGCTTTTTCACGGACGCGCCGACCGAGACGGTGGGCGTCAATGGGCACAAGTACCTGAAGCACCACTACCGGAACACGCTCACGCCGCACGTCCTGCGGCATGGCTACGCGACCACGCTGTTTGAGGCGGACGTCGACGTTCACACGGCCCGTGCTCTGCTCGGGCACGCCCACGTTGAGACCACCATCGCGATCTATACGCATCTTCGCCAGCGGAAAAAGCAGGCGTCCATTGACAAACTGATTGCCTACGTCCAAGATTCCGAAAGCAAGGCGTGA